GCCAGACTTAGTATTGTTGCTAACTAAAAAAGCACCAGCCACAGTAGCCGTAGCGTTAATGTTAAATGTAGCAGCTGCGGCAGCAATAGAGTTTGTAGCAGTTGCAGTAAAAGTAGCGGCAGGACGAGTAGCATTGCTATATGGAACAGTCTCAGACCAACCAGCATGAGAAGCGATTGTGTCAGATACGCTATAAGTAGGAGCAGAAGCTCCGTCAACTAGACCTAAATACCAAGTTGTAATAGGTGTAGTGCCAGCAAACATAGCGTTTAACAAAAGGGCTTTACCTACCGTTACAACGGTATTATCAAATGTATCTACCCATTTAGTTTGACCGTCAGCGCCTACACAAGTGACTGTATAAACACCAGTAGCATTGGCAGATTCTTCAATTTTGTTGCCACATATTAAAGATGCACCAGAATTATCGGCTGCGTTAATTTTTTCAGATTGCATGACTGCTCCTAGCTAAATCGAATAATGGCTGTTGTAGCACCAGCCGTTGGGAAAGTAATTGTAAAAGTGCCTGTAGCTGTTTTATCGCTTCCAAAATCCAGTACCGCAACTGCCGCATTTGTAGTGCTATTGTAGATTAAAGCCCCACGGCAAGTAAAGGATACCCCCGTCCAAGTCACGTTGTTAAAAGACACGTAGGCAGTCTGCCCTGAACTTGCTGGAACTATGGGGGTTAGCGTATTACCACCCGCCGTATACCCCGTACCAGAAATTTCATTAGAAGTCGTATATGAAGTCGTTTCGTAAGATAAGTTCGCAGAAGCCGTATATAAAGCAATTTTATAAACATAGGAGGTTCCAGAGGCAAAGTTTTCCAACCCGCTTAGGCAATTCTGTTTAAAAATAGTGCATTGACCTTGCTGGATTGTCATGTAACAACGTTCCCTTTAAGGTTGGTATTAAGTTTAGTTTGCCCGTCACGATAAGCATCACCACGTTCAAGCCCATCACCAAGGCGTTTAAGCAGAGCCAGAGCTTCGTCATATCTGGTTTTATATACCGCCATAGTATCGGGGTCAGACTTCATAAATGTGCCAGCTTCTAATAAAGAGCCATATAAAAGGGCAGAATCAAAGTTATCACCAAGCCAAGTTTGCCCTGTAGACACGGTAGTTATTGACTCTGGGTAATAGAAATAGTGTAGTTCTACACTATAAGCAGCATTAGGGGTTGGGCCAACAATAAAAGACAACTCAGTAATAGCGCTAGTATCAGGTCCAAATAAGGCGTAGTACGCTGGAACCCCAGTATCAGCAGGGGTTGGGTAAGACTCACGTATAAAGTTAACGTCTTTATTTAGTAGATAGGTGTACTCTTCTGTAGCTGTTCCGTAGTTTTGGATTACCGCTATAGAATATGCGGCTAAAAAATCAATAGGACAAGCCAAATACTTGTTGTTTGCAGTTAATGTCCCGATTACGTTTTTACGCAAAGAAGGTAACTGCACACTGTTATATATGCGTTGCTCTGCATTTTTTATAAAAACAGGGATATTGTCTACGAACCCCCCAGTGGAGGTATCGTAGTTTTCACTGTACGCTTCAATAGCCGCAACAAGCTGAGTGTAATTCATTAGGGTTTACCCTTAAGCCATTGGTCCACGGGACATAAAACCTTTGGTCGCTGCGCCAGCGCCACGCATCTTGATACCAGTGGTTTTAACGGCGTCACTAGCTGGATCACCTAGGCTTACACGAGCAACATTCTTTACGCTTGGAGTCGATTGTTTAGCCAGCAAAGTATTTGGATCAGGAGGACGGCTTACAGCCCTCATAGCATCTTTAGTACTCATTGCTTTACCATCCATAGTGTGCGGTGCAGCATAGACTTTGGCTTCGCCAACTTCTTTTCCCATTACTTTTTTAGAGAACTTAGCCATTATCTACCCCTTTGGTTAGCACAACGAGCCATATTACGACCCATAGATTTCATGTTCTTGTTAAGGCTGCTTTTATTTCCTTTTGGACCTTTATCAACGATTTTTGCACCGTCATTAGGATAAACCTTAACATCAGTCTTGCCTTTGCTAACTACGCCATCTGCATCTTTTTTGTAACCCATTATAAATCTCCTTATGTTACCGTTACTGTACCTACTTGACCAACCGCAATCAAGTAATTTGGGGTTAAAACGGAGTCAAATTGACTTGCCCCGCCAACAGGTGCCCAACCCCACTGGAACACCCTACTACCTCCAGATATATTACCTAATGCGTCAGTTCCAGATGCTTCATAACTTATATCAGGTCTTGGTTCCCGTACCGCCTGTGGGTCATCAACTGGATACATTCCCAATGATAACTGTGGCTGATCTGGATCCCAACACGTTGGGCATACCTTAATATTCTTTATTTGCTGTTTTACAATTAATTTTCTTAAATCCTTTAACTTATACCGCTGACCACATCGGTCACATTCGGCAATAGAAAATTTACCACTACTATATTTACTAGACATAGAAAGTCGTCCTAGGCACAAACCTAGAAGCAGCTTTTTCCCTGTCCTCCGTAGAAGCCATGAGCCACTGCTCCTCGTATTCTTGCTTTAAAAATGGTATCCGTGGCTGTCCTTCTGGTATCTTTTGCGCTAAATAAAAAGCCAATCCAGCCACCATACAAGGCAATAAACGGAATGGAATATCTTGCTCTGTTACACCATTACCTGCATCTTGGATTCTACGTAACCGCCAATACACAAAGGTATATGGAGCGCCACCAGCATCAGGTGTGGGCCAAACATTAATTGACGGAAGGTTCTGTACTGTAATAGCTGCACCTGTTGTATGGGCTGCTGCGGTAGTACCGTTTTGCCCACGATAGCAGTTGGTTAAAACGTTTCCTAGGACATTGGCATAACTAATGGTTTCGTTATCAATCTTAATAAACCCGCCAATAGGAAGAGCGCTGGCATTACTAACCGTAATTGAAGTAGTTGTGGCATTAATTGTGCCGTTTAAGGTCACAGAAGTCGGGTTAGACTGCCCTGATTGGCGGTTAAACCATACCTGAATTGGACGTCCAGTAATTAGTTTATTGGGTAGGGTTGAGTAAGTAGATTCAGAAATACGAGTAATATTAATGTCAATTTGGTTGCTTGGCTGACCGTTATTTTGACGAATTACATGATCTAAGAGATCAATCGTATTGATTGGAACGGGGTAAATACCCTGTCCAGTAGCCATCTCAATCTGTCCCTGCTCAATAGTCCAGAGATTAATACCACGATTTGCCCATTCCACCGTTAATAGGTTCAAAGACCTACGGGCAGTCCGCATATCATAGCCAGACCGTAACTGCGAACCACAACGCTCAAAAGCCTCTTCAATGAGGTTATTGAGGTCTAAGTTAAACGCAGTGGTGCCTGTTGTACTCATTGCTTACTCTTCTTCTGGTGTTGCTTCTGGCTCTGGAGTATCTTCGTCAAATTGCTCATGTGGCTCTTCAGCCATAAAAGCAGCAACGGCAGCAGCTGGAGCTTCTGCTACAGCAGTTTGTGCTTTGTACTGGGCACTTAACTCTTCAACAAAAGAAGCATTTGGGCTGCTGGCATTAAGAACCGCCATCATTGCTTCTGCTGATTTATCTTCAAGGGTAAATGTAATCATTTTTAAGTCCTTTTAAAATTAAAATTATTTATCTTTTTTTAGCTGTCTTTGCAGAATTTTTGAATGCTTGTGCGGTGGGGGCTCCAGGGGCTCCTGGTTTCCGCATCTTCTCACCCGATCCAGCAGCGATGCGAGCACGTTTTTTATGAATATTTTCATACAAACCGACCTTTCCACCTTCTGCATATTGAGTAAAATCCGTATCGTCTCTACGGGCTTTTCTTTTAGCGCCAGGCATTTTAGAAGGGGCTATAGCGCCCATACCACGAGAAGCCATCATAGTAATTTTCCTTTAGTCTTTCCTTTAACAGCAATACCATCAGCCCGTTTAGAAGCGGAAAAGACCTTGCCGCCAGCTTTGTAATTTTTGGTAATATCACGGTTTGTTTTAGGCATTGCACCGCCACCACCTGTCAACCTTCCCATGTCTTGTAATCTTTCTGCATAGGTGCGTGGGCTTTCAGCTTTAGCTTTTGCCCTTTGCTCTTCTGCCATTTTATGTGCTTCAGCCTTAGCTCTTTCGTTATCTTGCTTTACTTTTTCAGCTGCTTTATCGTACTCGCTAGGGCCAAACTTTTCCTTTTGAGGGTTATATTTCTCATTCCCGTCACCGCCAACTTTTTTAGAAGGGTCAATAGGCTCTATTGGCATTACGCTCTAGTCTTTCCACGAATAGCACAGCCATCAGCACGAGCTGAGGCAGACTTAACTTTTCCACCTTTGGCTTTTTTAACTGGTTCTGGTTTTTTCTTTTCTGGACCAAAGATCTTATCCCGTAGCTTAACCATAGGATTAGCTTCGTTCTCCTCACGGGTAAGGCGATCAACCATTTCTTGTGGGAGCTCGTCTTTAACAACAGTTCCTTTATTAAAGCCTGGAACGCCACGTCCTTTAAGAACGTCAGCACGAGTTACTTTACCGTCATCGTTAAGGTCTGGGAAATTAGCCATGATTAGCAGTATCCGCCTGATTTCATCTTAACCATAGTGCCTTTGGTTTTGCCTTTTACAGCAACGCCATTAGCTTTAGATAGCTGACCTACTTTGCCACCACTAGCCATGCCGTGCATACGCTTCTCATGTCCTTTAACGGCCTTGGTAGCCACTTTTTTCATGGATGTCATACCGCCATTTTTCATGCCAGCCTCTGCCATTTCATGTTTAATCATGGATTTAGGAGCGCCTTTTTTCTTCATAAAACCAATTTCTTTTTTAACCATCATCTTAGATTCTTTCATTTCATTCCCTTTCAAAGTTCCACCTTCTTTTTTTCCTACATATTTTTTCAAACTATAATTTGGAAATTGCATCATTCCATGGTTTGTTCTTGGCTTATTAATTGCTGCTCTACTTGGGTTGCTTATTCCACCAGTACGAAATTTCTTTCCTTTATCTGCTTCCATAAAATCTTCACCAACAGATTTAGAAATACCAACTTTTTTGGCAAATTTTGGGTTATTTGCTACAGCTGCCATTAAATTATGCTGTTTTTTGCTGACGCTAGGCATTTATTTTCCCTTGAATAAGCTGGTCAATTTTGACTTCAAGCTTGTTAAAGCGTTGATCAATATGAGCCATAATTTTGTCAATTTCTGCATTAGTGACGTTATCACGAGCTACCTCCTCACGGGTTTTATTTAATAGGATGTTAAGACGTGCTAGTTCAGAGGACTTCTCTCTTGCCCAAAGACCAACAATAACTCCTGCTAATGTTAGAACTGCGTTCCATAGATATAACATTTCTTGACTCATACCATCTTACCTTTAGTCTTGCCACGGATCTCGCAACCACCGCCACGAACTGCTCCGCCTTCTTTGCATTTCCAAGCCCGTAAAGACTTGTTGATGCGTGAGTTTGGGTCGTTAGCTGTTTTGGCTGAGGTTAGCTTCTTTTTCATGCCTGACATCCGTGCACAAAATGACTTCTTGCGTGAACCACCTTCTGGTTGGGGAGCTTTTAACCCAGGTTTCCCTGGGTTTGCT